ACTACACGCTCACCGCCCTCTTCACGACCTTGTTGTCGATCCTCGTGTACTTGGGCTTGTCTCGTGTTTCCACTCGCGTCCAAAAGCCAACTCAACCACTCTACGCGGTCACCCGCTAAGTTTTCTTTTTGGTCACGAGCAACAGGACAACACCAACAAAAACTATCAAAAATATGGATACGAAAGCATCCCATCTACGCACATCCTCAAACTCTGGGATGTGCACAGGTGGCGGAAGGGAAAAGTCCTTCTCAACTTTAGGCACATTCTCCAATTTATCGGTAGAACAGGTCAAATTTAGTTTAAGTATATGATTCGCGTTTCTGAAATCGTATGGTATCAATCGACCATTACTATTGTAATAAAACTGCACGCGTATGCTCGAAATCGTTTTTTGTGACCCCGAATCAAAATTGTGTTCGATGGCATCTTCACTCCCCGAATAGTTTATCACGTCTCCGCATACGAGTATTTTACCCGTGTAAAAAGGTGTATCTGAATACACAGTCTTATTAAATTCGTCAGATCCACTACTCAATTTCATGACGAACGCATCCACACCCTGAAGGTTAATCGAACCAGTTTTCAAGCTGTTACCGGTCGAGTGTTTGTTATTAGATGTGAGACCAAACACGTCATGAGGTGTCGTATACGCATTAGAAGACGTGTATCCGTGTATGCCGTCATAGAATCTAAACGTGAAATCATTCCCTGCTGTAAATTCTATATCATTCGTGGCGGGTGTATACGTGGCTCCAGTTATGATGGAAGATTTAGCCTGTATTTCATTCGCGAGTTCAGCACCACTATAGTTTCCGTTTCCGAGTGTGATGGTCTCGGTCACAGATGCCGTGTTTAATGTAAAGGTGTTGTTTCTGTCGTGTATCAATAACTGACTGTTGTGAATTCGAGCAGACACGAGTGATATTTTAGACACGTTATACACGGGATTTTTCAGGTGTATGACATAGTCACCAGGATCCGGGTAGAGAATAGGATCTCTATCACCACTATCCACGTCTAAGGTATGGACCTTCATTAAAATATATGGACAATATTTTAATGAGTGTATTACTCTAAAATAGGCTAAATTAGCACAAATGGTGTGCTAATGGGTTGTTCATGAGTTGACGCTTCGCGACAGAGAGACTCGCCTGAGAAGCGTGTGGGTTTTCGTTACCCTTGTATGGATTGAGATCGTGATACGAGGTGTTCGTGTACTGTTGCGTCCACCCAGCACTTTGTGGGTTGATACGACCATCCACACGAGTGGTGTCTGAACGAACCGATGTGACCATACCACCTTGGTTGAGTGCATCGGCGCGGACGTTCATACGACCTGGATTCGAAGCGCGATTAGCCTTACTACGGCGTTCATCTGGACGTAAGCCATACTTTTGGAGTTCTTCTACGGTGTATCCGGCGCCATACACACGCTTTTCACCAATAGCGGCCGCGGGAGACTCCAAGTAACCGTGTCTGTAACTGTTAATACCCGGTTGTGGTTGGTTCATGTACGCGTATTGTTCGATATTACCATCCTTCTTGTTTCTCGTTGGATCTTGAGACACTGTATTCGCTGGTACGAAACGCTTCGCGGGGGCGATATTGAGTGTATCGGTTCTGAGACTGGTCTCGGAACGGTTGGTGGTACGCTTCGTGCGTTCGTGTTCACCTCTACCAGTGCGACCGGACATGCCCTGCGCTCGCCCTAATGTGGTTGGGAGGCGCTCTGGAAGATACGCTGTCTTTTCTGGCCTGTTGTGAGACACGAGACCGACCAAACCACGACGACCACCCTTTGAATCGTACGCTGGACCGGATCTACCTGGGAGTGTCGTCAATTTGTATGCACCCACGTTTTCTGGATTCACACGCAAAAGCTGTTGGTAACCCCCATAGGATGGCACATTTGGATCAATACCTAGACCTGGACCAACCAATTGTTTCTCTACGGGTGAAACATTGTTCATCCTGTTGTTATCCACAAAGTACTGATCCGCTCTGTTTCTAAGCTGTTCACCACTCGTTCTGAATTGAGGGGCGATCTCAGCGAAGTTTGGAACGGCCGCCTTCTGTCCTTGTGGAATTTGGACTTGTTCGATAGGATAGTTTTTTGGTTCAACTACACGGTTCACTGCCACTTGCTGTGCAACTTGAGGAGGCATGGGTTCATATGTCTCCTTTGGTTGACTCAATTTTCTACCCGCGTATATAAGACCTGCGATAGCTGCGACAGATATGGGATCAGCCATTCTTATTTCTTATTGATATTTTTATTTACATACCTTTGCTGAAACAACCCATTTTGTACTTCGGAACGAGTGCTCATTGGTTCGTACGACATCGATTGCAATGGGAGTTTGCACTCCATATTTTGGAGTGGGAACAAGTTTTGTTCGTACGTTTTCGCGAGTACCTTATTAAAGCGAGAGGTCGATTGTGGACGAAGTTCGTCGCTCGTGTCAATGAATTCCGCTGGAGCACCCTTGCCCGCCATGTATGGAGCGGTGCCGTAAATCATAGTGTTTGGGCGACCTGAACCATAGTTCAATGTGCTGGGCTGAGGATACACGAACACTTCTTCGGTAGCACAGTTTACTGGAACGGCTGGGTTTTGAACCAACTTAAGACCGGGCTGCAATTGGTAAGCCATTTATTATTACGTGAGATTTATTTATTTAGGCATGAGTGAATCCATGCATACCACTTCTCTTGTCCCCGTTTGGATCGAGGCCGGCGAAGGCTTCGAGTTGGACACCTCTGGCATTTGGATCACACATGGAGCCATCGGTCTTACACATAGGTGCACCCTTCTTGCCATACAACCACTCAGCAAACTTAGTTTGATCACCGGGGATGGTAGACACTGGAGAAGACACGAATTGTCTCGCGATAGCATTTTGTTGATACATCGGCATACTAGATCTAGAGCGCGCGGGGCCGAATGGTGTGTCCCCGGCGACGAATGCATCTGCATCAGCTCTCACTGTTGGGTACGAACACGCTGGAAGTCTGTTTGGATTGTCTCCCATGAGCACGTTCGCCATTGGATTGTCTTTCGTTGGCAATTGACACGAGGTCGCCGTAGTTTCGTAAAATTCTGTGGAACTCGCAACACCTTCCTTAACCATACCCGAACGTTCCATAACATAAAGAACGCCAAGTGCGGTCGCGGCGAGCACAAATATTCTGACATCACGTTTGATAAGGTAATGAATAGTTGCGGCGTATATTATGAACCTAGAACCAGCATTCACGCGTTGCGCTGAAGGCTGGACATTGGTTGGCCAGAATTCGAGAACCTTGTCACTTCGCACGAGTTGCTTGGGATCTTCAAACCAAGAGCTCATTTATATATAGTAGTTTTATTTTTTCAACATGCCACCCAACATGCCTTGCATGGTCTTCATGAGCGCGGATTCATCGATGTTCCCACCTTCTAGGTCGAGTTGGTCTGCACACTGCTTCGCAACCTTCTCAATCATAGAGAGGGTGTCTTCTGGGATAGAACTGATCGTGGTACCGAGCATGTACAAGGTTTGAATGTACTGCCAGATAGCGTCCTTCGTTGCTGCCGAAACACTCGCCCAGTGCCCTTCGAGATTGATACCCTTCAAAAAATCGAGGTTCTTGGCTTCATTCAAGAAGAAGGTGTCGTCCTTCGCTGAAATCTTATCCGCGAATGGAGTGACGCCCGCCATGAAACCATCAACGACGAGGCGTGGGTTCGATGTTCGCATGAGCTCAAATCCCGACATACACTTCTTAATACCCTTTTCTTCTGGAAACGTCTTGTGGAGTTCCGCAAGAAATTGGCCCATCATATCATTGAAAGCGGTTACAGAAGTCATTTTTTACTGTAATTTATACTTGTTTTATCTTTAAGCAAATGGTTCCATGGATATGGTCTCCTTACCTCCTATACCGTTAGACACGATGAAATACACTAAAACTGCGTTAAGAAAAGCTGGTTTGGAATAAGCACTCGTTGGGAGTTTTCCTTCATTATTGAGCTTCGCCTTGACGTGGACGTAACCCGCTGTGATGAGGCCCGCAATTATGGCGGCCCAAGCTGGATCTCTGAGGTAATCTTCGAATTCCATTTAATAGTAACCAACTTTTTTTGCACGGGTTTCGGATGCGTCTGGAAACAACACGGGTTCTTCCTCTTCTTCGGCCTGTTGTTCTTGCATTGGTTGATGGTGTGTTGGAATCGTCTTAAACTCGTTATCGAATGGAGAAGCTTCCGGCGCCGCATCAACGGGTCCTTCTTCTTGTGGTGGAAAGGACTCTTCACCTTCCATGCTTTGTTCTTGCATGGGTTCTAGTTCTGGTTGTGTTTCTGGTTCTGGTTCCGCCATTTCATCCGAAAAATCTGGATCTTCTGTATCTTCCATCTCACCACCGAGATCGATGTCCTTGTTTTCTTGGGACATGTATGTCTGAAGAATTTGTTGCACTGGGATCAATTCTCGAACAGACGCCTCGATGGCGATGGCGAAACGCTCGTAAAGTTTTTCATCTCTCGCGTATTCGTTTAAGTTTTCTGAGAATATGTATGGGTCTTTGTACAGTTCCTTCGCGACGTTATTGTAACACGTTTGAATGAATGTTTCATTCGTTGGAAGCTTGAGCGAAATTTTCTTATTATCCTTGCCAAGTCGCACGGACGAAAGAATCTTAACGCAGCTGACAAACACAGCCGCGAGTAGGTCGTTAAACCATGCACATCTATTCGCGATGTTATCGGTGTGTTGTTTAGACATGCCTTCATTCCAGTTTGGAACTTCCTTGAGAAGCTTTTGGAACATCATGAGTACCTTTCTTCCCTTAGACAATGTGTACGCCTCTTCGTACATCTTTTCAAAATTCTCAATCATAACCGGACACATGAGTTCACACAATTGGCCTAAGTACTCGCGCTTGGCTTCTACCAATATATTGAGGTTGTCCATTTATGATTAAGTGAAATTTTTTTAAAATCATTTTCCCGCATTTCCCCTGTACTTGTTTGCTACCTTTTTCAAGTTAACAAAAGACGGGAAATCCCCGAAATCTTCTGGGGCTACATTTTCTCTTTGAGGTTTGTTTTTCTTGATGGACCACGTAATAAATATCTCGTGATCACCTATGAGTCTCGTGTCGAATCCACCTAAATCGAGTTGTCGTTTAATGTAGTGAGTAGCTTTTATTCGATCAAACGCTGGGTATCCAACGACAAATGCCGGGATTTGCACAAACAGTCGTTTGTTCCCGACCTCCACGGTCTGACGAATCTTCTTGGAAATCTGTTCGTATATCTTCTTATACGTCTCCTTTTTCAATTGATTCTTTTTTTCAGCTATCTTTGAAATTTCATTGACACTGATCATTACATTATCAAAATTAATTATTTTCCAACAATTTGGGGCGGCCATACATCTCCTCGGTAGATGGGATGACCTTCTCTATGAGTGGCGTATTTCTCACAAAATCGAGTTCGCTTTGTCTGACTTTCGAAAAGTCTTCAAATTCACGGATGTCTCTGTCCGTGGTAAACATCTTAGTGTTCGTTGGTTTATCGACATCGAGCGGTTGTGTGCGAAGAGAAATCACGACGACGACTGGGTTCGTTCTGCTCACTTCACTCATGTACTTGGCGATTATGATCTTAGTCGTGTCGACCTTACCCGTCTCTTCATCGATGAACTCGATTGGCACGCTCGTGAGGTCACCTAAATCTGGTTCGCTGACACCCAACGTACGAAGCGTCGCTTGCATGTTGAAATCATTCCAGTTCACTTTGTTTGGGTCGTCCATGATGCGCACGTCCGAGGACACGGCGAATGCGTATGGAAATCCACCGTGTTTCACGACCATGAAGTTACACCTGTAGACTTCGTCGCCAGTGGCATCGTGTTTGAATTTTCGAACTTCGGTGGTCTGTACGATATAAGTACAGAGTCCCGTGATTTCTTGAACACGCTTGTTCACCGCGAGCACGATCTTCTCCAT